CCATCATAGTTTTTAATACTTGTTGACTTTCTTGATAGCTAACTAAGCTTATAGACCCTGGTGCACCTTTTTTCACCTTATAATCGTCTCTGTAACTAGATACTTGCCCAGCTAAATAAGCAGCTTGTTGTTTAAACTGCTTGGATAAACCTTCTATTCTAGTTAATGCTAAGTTACCTTCACGTCTACTTATACTACCATTTTGCATAGCGTTTTTTATTTGAAAGTACTCATCAACCTTGTCGTTCCAGAAACCTACAACGTTCTCATCAAGTTGAGCGTCTCCTGTACTACCAAAAGTATTAGCTTTGTCATACATTTCTTGCTGTTCATCATCTCTTTTTTCTTGAAGAGCAGCTTGTTCTTTTTTAGAGCGAGCATTATTGTCAGCTATTGTTTTTGCTGTTCTTGCTAGATTAGAACTAATATCTTTTGATCCTTTAATAAATACATCAAAACTTTTATCTATTATTCTCTGTGGTTTAGTATAACTCATCTCTTATTTATTTTGTTGGAATACTGGCTGCAGCTCCGATTCCACTAACAACTGAATTTCCAATTCCTACTATAGCTGCGTTTCTAGCAGCGTCAGCGTCCATAGCGTTTTGTCTTGCGTTGTCCATTAAACCTGCTGTACGATCTAATTTTTGTGTGTGCCAATCTATAGCATCTCTCTGTTCCATCTCATCACCTCTAGCTCTCATCATATCTATTTTCTGAGCTCCTTCAGCTTTAAGTTTATCTACGTTAGCTTGACCTTGAGCAGCCATTTTTTTGTTTTGAGTCTCTTGAGCATTTATAGTAGATGCAATACCTCTTTTACTTTTTAATGCCATCTGAGCTAAAGCAGTAGCGCCAGCAGCACCCATACCTTGTTCTTGCATCAAGTCTAAACTATTAGCTAAAGCTATATCAGCTTCTTCAGCTTGTATTTTAGCAGCTTCTGTAGATACAGTTAGATTAGCATATGGATTATTTAAGTTTTCAAATTGATTAGTTAAATTTTCATATGGGTTTTTGAATGATGGTCTACTAGCTTCTAACGCTGCTAATTGTTCTTGCATTAGATTTGCTTGTTTATTCTGTTCGTTTCTTGATTTTTTAGCTTTATTAGCTGCTATGGCATTGGACGTTGCGCCTGCTGCTGCTGCTACACCTCCTATTATCAATGCCGTTGTTGTTGCTACTGCCATATTTATTATTTTAAAATTTTAACTATTTCGTATGATGCTTTTTCATCTACACTATAACCTAATTCTTTATGCTTATCTATTAACGCTTTTGTTCTACCTATACTAAATATATATTTATATCCCCACTCTTTGATAATACTTTCTATAGTCTTTATAAGACATGTTATAGCCATATCTCTGTCATCTTCTCTATATTCTGGATTAGATATTATCCACTCAAGTAATACTGCCTTAGAATTAGTTATATAAACAAATCCTGCAACTATCATAACACCTTCTTTCTCTATTACAAAACCACCTGTACCATTGTCTGGTAAAAAGTCTTTTTGCACTGGTGGCCACTTCCAAGCCTTCCACCAATTAGCTAGAGTCTCATAATCAGACTCTGTTAATTTTCTTATATTCATATTTAATTACATTGAAGATACATTGTACCTTAACCCAACGGTATATAGTTCTTTAAAACCACCTGGATCTGTACTAGTATCTGTACTCATTTTTACTTCTGAGAAGAAACCTTTTATACCGCTCATTTGATCACCAAACTGTATTTCACCCGGCATAGCGGTACTATTATTAATTAGATTAGCAACATATCTATTTTCTTTTCTATCAAACCCAGCGTGCAATAAAGGCGGATTTAAAGGACTAGCTGCTGCTCCTGTATTACCAGCTCCATCGTATTGTCCCTCGTAATAACTTCTTATTAAACTTGTAGTATCATAATATAATTTCCAAGTTGCTAATGGTGCTCCACCTGACCATTCCTTATCAAAACCAGTTTCATCAGATGATATAGAAACTATTTTCCAACCACTGTTTCCTTCATAATCTATTGTTAAAAAGTTTTTCTGAATAGAAGGATTTGGGTTTGCTATAAAAGTTACCGTAGATGGGTTATCTATTGCATAAAAATTACCTCTATTTACATTATCTGAATATTGAATCCACAATCCAGAATATTCTAACAATGTACTTGGTGCAGAAAAACGTTTGTTATATGTTGTATATACCTTACCTTTTAAACTACCTAACTGTTCAAATCTATACGTATAAAAGCTAGTCCAACCTTTAGTTAACTCATCAAAACCTAAAGTATAAAACGTGTTGTCTTCTATATCTTTACCATCTAAATTGTATTGTAATGATAATACATATTGTTTATTATATATATCCCAGCCACCTTTTATATAGCTTCTATTATAATAAATAATTTTTAAATCTCCCGTTGCATATACTCCACTAGCTAAAGATATAGCTCTATCTAATTGTATCTGCACGGGATAACCTGAAACAGGCACTGCTGGGTTCAAGTCTATTTCAGTTATATAACCTAAACCTATACCAGTACTTTCTTGGTAGACGTAACCACCTAACGCTAATTCACCCAACAATTGTGGTGTTGAGTTTTCAACACAGAAGAAACTTTCGTTTTGTACTATTTTAGATTTTTCAAAACTTAGTTTAAATTCATTTACTATATTATCTTCAAGTGTTTCTAAATTATCTCTAAACCAATCACGCATACCGTACTCTGATATTTCAGTAATACCATCATGTGATAATCTTAATATAGCACTTCTATTTCTATCAGCAAAATACTTTCTAAAACCATATATAGCAAAGCTTTCTGGGTTTCTACTAATACCATATTCACCTGCGTAGGGAACTATTTGACCTATAACAGCATTTTGAGTAGTAACAGTACCACCACCTTCAGCAGAGTATATAGCGTCTTTGTCTATTAAAGCTCTATTACATTTATTCTCTTGTAATACTAGTAAGTTATTTTCTTCAGCATATAATTTTTGTATACTACCATTATCTGGATTTGCTGATTTAGTTATTTGATCACCAATAGGAAATTCATTAGTTCTATTAACACCTGTTCTAGAATTAAAAACACCAGAATATATTAACGCAGCAAACCTGTCTTGTTGAACTGGTTCTTCTCTATCTAAGAAAGCTCTAGCCCCATAGTCCATAGGTGTATTATTAAAACCACCTTTAATGTACATGTCTTCTAAATAAAAGTTTTCTATAGTAACAGATCTATTATTAGGTATTGTCGTATCAGAACCTGGATACTCTGTAGTTATATTAAAAGTTTGTGGAGAAGCATAAACATTACTTAATGGAAAAACACCACGTCTAGGTGATGTACCACTTCCACCAGGAACTACAGATGTTGTGCTTAAATCTTCTCTATTGTTTTTATATGTCTCTGGTGTAAGTACTCTTTTTAACCACAAGGAGTTATAATATTCTACTTCTATAATTGCTGCCATAATATAGTATCACTTATTTTTTTAAAAAATTAGAATATAAATGTTATATTCATCTCACTAATAGTAGTTTTTAAACCTGAACCATTCATATCTGTAACGCTTATTCTTAAAGGTAACGGGTTAACACTTAATGTACCACCACCAGCGTCTTTAACATCATCTACTTGTAGTATCTTACCATTGAGTTGAGGTGGAAAGTTTGGATTACTATAATTAGCAATTTCTAAACCTTCGTGCTTGTCAAAGAAATTATAATAAGTTCCAGTACTAGGATCTCTAACTTCCATAGTCCAACTTAACTCTTCAAAAGCTTGAGGAGTATTAGCATTATTACTTCCATTATTAGCACCTAAAGTTCCACATATAGTATTGTTCGACCAAGAACCAGCAGTTGGAACTGCGCCTTCTCTAGTTTCATTTATACCACTATTGTTTGTTATAGAAATATTTGGGTTATTAGGCTCACCGTAATTACTATTCGGAGCTTGATTGTTTAATGTAAATGATAAAGGAAATTCATAAGTGTTTTCTAAAGGGTTATTTATAGAACACTCAAATATAAAATTAAGATAATTATTTACTAACGTTTGGGAGTAAAATAAGTTTCCTCTAGAATCTAAACTAATACCAAATTGACTAGCGCTTAATGAAGCGTCTATTTTTGTATTAGCAACACCAGCTTGAGTATATAAAGTTATAGGAGTATTGCTACCGTCAGTTGGATAAGTCACCGTTCCATCTTGGTTTGTTATATTTTTTAAAACACAATTACTAAAACTAGCAGGGGGTATTATTCCAGCTGAATTATTTCTAACTGTAAACACTAATAACCTTAGACTAGATATAGAACCTGTTATATTTAAACTCTCATTCCAAGGAGAAGATCCTGTACTTAAATCAAATACAACATCATCAGCGCTTAGTATAGCGTCGTTAAGATCTTCTATTAAACCTGTAGTTCCAGTTTCCCAAAATATCTCTAATGCAGATTTAGTTGGGTTTGTCTCATATGCTGAAAAAACTAAAGGTTCAATACTATCTGGTAAAGCAGTCTCTGCATCTCTACCTAACTTAAATACATTTTCTATATTAGCAGATGGTGGGTCAGACTTTGCTTCATATAAACCAGCTGTAGCAGCATCCGTATTTAAAGCAAAAAAGTTTCCAACAGCTCTAACCTTCATGTCTCTTCTACCTGGAAATATAGGTATATTTTGATTTGTAGACGTGTAATATAAACCAGATGGAGTATAGCCTTCTTGTATAGCTACTCTAGGGTACAGAGTTGTATCGCTAGGAGAATATTGTTGTTGAACAGGTGTTGTTTCTAGTAGTCCAGGTGGAACTTTATTAGCATTATCAGTTAATAAAGTAGTAACATTTATCATGTTTTTACTAGACTTTGTAAAAAATTCTACGTTTGGTGTAGATGTAAATGATGTAGCAGGTGAATATGTAAAATTTTCATCATTTAAAATATTAGTAATAGTATACTCAGTTCCCCCAATAGTGAAGTTCATACCTTCTAGTAGTAAGAAAGTTCTAGGATCTGCAGCTGGATTAGTTATAGTATTATTAACAGTACCAGTACCAAGAATTCCAGCTATATCTAACTTAAAAGGTTTTATTACAGGAGATCCATTTAATATACTAGGAAGATAAACATTGTAATATTCTTGTTCAGTTTGTTTTACTACAACTTTATAAGAATAAAAACCTAATTCATTTCTTTCTAATATAGTAACCATATCCCCACTAACTGGAGGTACAAAACTATAAGCAGCGTTATTTGCTACCCATAATATGTTATTAGTTAAATCTATAGCTCCTATTTCAAACTCATATTTTTTACCTAATACAGTGTAAGAAACAAAATTGCCAACAGAAGCTAAACTTATATCGCCCGTACTAGCTGTAAATCTTAAATTGTTTAAACCATTTATATTAACTGTACCTACGCTAGAAAACTCTAGTTCTGTTTTTACATCGCTATATAAACCAGGATAACCAGCATTACTAGTTATAACATTAGGTATAGTATTAGCAAAAAGAATTTTAAGAGAATTACCAGGCCAATCAACAATACCTGCTCTAGGATTTTGTGAAGCGGATACAGAAGCTGTTGAAGTTAATTTTTCTGTTACACTATCGAAGTACGGAGTATATACTGTAGATCCACCAAAAACTACAGGATTATTAGCAAATGGTCCTGTTTTTTCCTCGTAACTTCTATCTCTAATTGAAGATAAAATAACATCTGAAGATCTACCGTATTTATCTTGTAATACAACGCCAACTTGATATGTTCTATTCTGTTTTAAAGTATGGTTAGGATAAGCTACATCACTTGCATTGTATTGCTTAAATGCAGGTGTAAACTTAGCACTAACTCCAACTAGATAATCTAATGTCAACGGAGAAGTGTGTGCATCTATAAAATTTCCATATATTATTCTGTTACCTGCAGAAGCTTGTGTAGCTGCTCTAATAGGAACTTTATCATAAACTCTACTTATAACACTATCAGATAAAACTTTTATAGGTCTTCTACTTTGATACTTATAAGAAATAAAATTTGTAGTTACTGAATTATAATCTTGAACATCTAGTGTTTCTACTACTTTTAAAGCTAACGATGTAGACTCTTTATATACTATCTCTATTTCACTAACTTTAAGTGTATTTGCAAGTTCATTAGCAGGACATGGTAATGGTATATCTAAAGCAACTTCAGTTATTTCATTAGTCAAAAATTCTACTATAGTGTTCTCCCCTGCTTGTTGTTCTTGACTTAAAAAGTCATTTAAACTAGCTTTTTGTTTATTAGACCCAATGGTCTTTTGAAAATATCCACCTTGCTTTGGTATAAATACATTTTGAGTAAAAGGAGATAATAAAGAATATTCGTTATTATCAAATTTAAATCTATAGGAAAACCTTACAAACTTATCATCTAAAAAAGCCGGATCACCAGGAAAGTCTTGTTTAAAAAATTTATTTGGCAACTTAAAAGATATTTGATCACCAATAGTAATTCCATATTCTGTAAACAATCCAGCAAAAGTAGGATCAAAAGTTCCATCTCTAAGACTAGTGTATCTACTAGTTAATATGAATAAAACACCAGGACCTCCACTAAGACCAGGTGCACTGGTAATTAAAGCTGCAACAACATAGTCTGTATCTGGTATTTTAGGATGGGTCATTCTTACGTAAGCATCTTGAGGGTTTGCTGGTGATGCTGCTGTGTTTGTTGGGAAAGCATTGACAGTTCTAAATGGTGTAAAAGTACCAATCGCAGTACTTGCTGGAGGTTGATTCCAAGCAGACCAATAATTAGGTGTAGCAAGATTGTCGTTATTAGGTCTACTTCTAGTGCCAAAATAAAATAAACTAGGTATTAAAGTAGAACATGTAGAGGTGTTATCATTAAACTGTGTTGTTGGACCAAGTTGATTTGTTACCGTTAATTTGAATTGATCGTAATCATCCCAAGCTCTACTAATATCTTTAGCATTTTGAGAGAATAATACAACTTTAAATTTGTAAGTGCTTAAAACTGGATCAGCCTCATTCCATATTGGAAACTTAGTACCATCTAAAGCTCTATCTATAAATAATAAATATTTTCTATTAGAGTTACCAGGTGTATTATCAGCGCTATCAAAAGGAGCTGGTAGAAAACCAGGGTCTAAAGCTACTCCAGCGTTAGTTGGGTTATAACCATCTTGTTGAAAAAAAGCTACTTTAAATTCAAACCTATCTCCATTACTATCTTCTACATATCCTTTACTACCTATATTGTCTATAAACTCATCTATAACGTCTTGGCTAGGGTTGTCTTCTAATATAAAATAATTATACCAAGCATCATAGCCAGAAGCGCCTAGAGGTGAAACTCTTTTATCTAAATTCTGTTCAACATAAACACAATTAGTTAACGTATATTCTCTTTTTATTTTTATAGGATTATACGGATAATACTTAGCTACAGATACATCTTCTTCTTTTATGTAATAATTTACATTTGATCTAGCTTGGGTTATACTTATTTGTCTAGGTTGATTTCTATTATCAGTCCAAAACAAAAGATCTTCTATTAAATCTACGTGATTAATAGGACTATTTTCTGAGAAATTTAAAAAGGAACCAGTAACTAAGACTTGTGAGTTACCTGTTTTTGTATTTGTTTCTACTATAGAACAGTATGCTAAAGGCCCTGCATGATTGTCTAATTTTGTAGCAGAATTATCTTTGTAATTAGTTATAAAAGTATATATGTTATCTTGATCTTCGTCTATATACCAACCTATTATAAAAAATCTAGTATCTACAGTAGCGTTAGGATATTGTAAGTTACTAACAAACTGATTACCTAGTATATTTTCTAACGCACCAACATCAGCTCCTTCAGATCTTGAAACAGCTACGTTAACAGCGTCTCTATACTCGCGTGGAGACACAAGTCTAGAGTCCAGATCCTTTTGCATTTTAGAATCTGTAAAAGAGTGTTTATAGGTTTGTTGCATTTAATTAATGTTTAATCCACTTAGACTGATTTCTGAAAGTCTGTGTTAATGTTTCTAAATTAAAATCTTGTAATCTTATTTTAGCATTTCTAGTTTTAGCGTATTTTTCTCTCTTGTATAGTTGTATCATATTTGGATCAGAAAATCTTCTAATAGATAAAATATTATACATTATAGAAGCGTACATAGCGTCTTCAACTACCTTAGGTATTCTAGTGTCTTCATCGTAAGCTAAACCGTCAGAAACGTATTCTAATATAATACATCTATTAGCTAGGCTACTGCTAAATGAAAACCTACCAGTTCTTTCATTTAAACTATACCAACCGTTTTCTTGTGAAGTGCTTGGATTTAAACCATATCTTTGTCCATATGCTTGTTTCCACCAAACGTAATCAAATACACCTGTAGCATTGTAAGCATCATAGTCACCTGTTATTTCATTAGAAGTAGCTTTTTTCCATCTTTGCTCTATTAACGATTGATCTGCGTCTATATTATTAGCAAAAGAGTCTTGTGTAGGTATACCTTTATTATCTTGTATTGGTAAATCATATGGGTTGCCACTCAATCCATTTAAGGGATATATAGGGTGCATTACACCTGAACTGTCAGCCCACGACAACGCCACTTGATTTACAAAATCTTGAGGTATAGGAACAGAGAGGTTAGGTGGTATAGTTAATTCCTGAGACTTTATTACTTTTAAAACGTCGTAGCTTAATTCTTGTAAAACTCTTTTAGCATGAAATATAACATCATTACGTTTCACTCTTTGTAGTATTTTATCTTCACCTACATAAGCAAACATAAAATTATCTATAATATCATTTAATGGAGTCCAGCTATATCCACCATAATTAGCATTAACAGCAGCTGGCATTAGCTGACACATCACTACACCACCTGTTATACCAGCACTAGCTGGCGGCATTTCTATAGTGTTATTAGTAGGATCTACTACTTTAAATTGATCTTCATTTATTTTTGTAAAAGTTAAAGGGGATCCAGTACCATGATATATTTCAAAGTTTGAAGCCGAAGCTATTCTTGTCCAGTTAGATGGTGCTATTTGAGGTTCTCCAAAGGCACTAACTAACTCAGTGTTGTAACTTGGGAATGAGAATTTTTTTACTCCAGCACCAGCGGAGTTATCTATGATTTTTTGCCCAGAATAATATTCTGCATTACTTTCTTTTACTAGTCCCATGTTTTACATTTTTTCTTTTTGATCTTGTACTGCAGCTGCTTGAGAAGCCATTTGTGTAATTTCACTATCTCTAATAACAACACCAGCATAAGCTAATATTTTTAATATAACCTCTGTTTGATCTACATCTGATATTTCAAAATCAACTGAAGCAACTCCAGGATCATAAATGTAGGCACCGACACTATTTACAGTGTATGCCCAATTAACTACGTTAGGTACTCTTACATAAAATATATCATATCTTTGTATAGGTGCTGTAGCACTTGTAGCTGTTTGAGGAAATACATTTATAGTAGATCCAGTCTGATAATAAACAGGATAACTAGAACTTGATTGAGCTATAGTGGATCTTTGAGCTAGGGTAAATTCATGAGGAGTAACTTCTTGTAATTCTACAGGAGTTTTAGAACCATCTTTATAAGTTATAAATCCTAGTCTATGTAGGCTAGGTGTTAAACCTGTTAACACGCCAGTACCTCCCACACCTATAGTTAGTTGAGACGTAGTTTCAAACACAGATATTTTTTCTCTTAAAGATTTTACTCTATCAGAGTATTCACTACTATTTTCAGGTGATCTTAAAAAAACATTTAGATCTTCAAAGTAACTTTCAAAAATCTCCAGTTGAACTTGATTAGCTAAGTTGTTAAACTCGTAAGGTGTAATGTAACCTCTTTGTTCTTTGTTTAATATACTTAACACCGTTTGATACACGGTATTAACATTTATATTGTTAAATCCTGGCATAGTTTTTATTTAAAAAAAAGGCGGCCGCATAGCCGCCTTATTTAGTATCACTTGTTATTTTATTTTTTTCTCTATAGATTTATAAACCTCAAGTCCTTCATCAGTTTTAAACCAAGCAGCTATAGCCGAGTAAGCGTTATCATCAAACCCTACACTTAATAGCTTTCTTCCATTGCTAGCCCAAGAAAAAGTTCTTTGATCTTCTGCTAACTTAATTATTCTTTGTTCAGTAGCTTTTATAGCAAAGTTTCGTAGTATTAAATTTTCATCTTCTGCTAAATCTAAAAACAATTGAGGGTTTCGTTTTGCGAAAACAACAACGTCTCTTCTTATTTCTTTAGAAGATAATTTAGTAACATCAGAACCTACTTCTACTCTAAGTACAGCTTCAGCTTCGTCAATATCCATTTCGTAAGCTAAGTTCATAGCTTCTATCTCTGTCTCTAAATAGTCAAACTGATCTTCAGCTTCTTCTACAGCATCATGCTCTGCAAATATAATATTTTTATGCGGATGTATTTCTAAAAACTCTTGTAGGTTTCTTTTTTCTTTAGGAACCATTAAATGTCCATTTTGAAAAACTACATGAGCTAAAGTAACTTCACCTTTTTGTTCATCTACAAAAGGGGATTGCTGATTACTCGCATATCTTATTTCTCTTTGGTAACCTAGTTTTTCATCGAAATGTAGTAAAGGATATCTACGTGAGTGTCTACTAGGTATAGTCATTGTTAATGGATTTTTTCCATTAATTAAAAAGTAATTTCTATCTTTATACTCCCATTTAGCTGGAGATTTTTTTTCTTTTGTTTCCATAATATATAATAAAATTAAAAAGTCCCCACCGAAGTGGGGATAACTTTTTGTATTAGCTTAAATCAACGTCTTCTACTGTAGCTAAGTTAAAGAACTTAACTTCAGGTTGTTCGTTTTCATTTTGTGAAGCTTCATTAATAGCCTCAGCTAGATCAGCACATAGCTGTTCTTTAGTAGATGCAGGTGCATTTGAAACTGTAACTGTCCACTCTTTTGTATCAGTACCATCCCAAAGGTTAGTAACTAATTTACATTGAGTAGCTGAAACAGGTTCAACACACGCGATGTTATCTACTGGTATCATTTGATAAGGGTTTGTATCACTTCCTTCAAAAGTTGCTAAATCAGCAGCGGTTAATTGTATTTCAACATCAGTTGATCCACCGATAACACTTTTACTAAAAGTTAAAATGTCACCAGCTTTATAACCATCACCTGCTGTAGTAACAGATGCAACAGTAACTTCATTACCAGCAATTGTTAAATCTATCACACCTGATGTACCTAAGCCATCAGTTGTAAAAGCAGTTGCAGTAGCCGCTTGGTTAGTAGCATCTGTACTATTAGTTTTTATTGAAGTATTTAAAGACCCCGTACCTGTTAACATTGGTCTACCTGGATTCAATGATAAAGGTATTTTTATATAATTTGCCATAATGTTAATTATTTCGGAGCGCCAGCTGAGATAGAGAAGTTATCAGCTTGATAATCTTCTAAGTCAGCAGCAGCTGCAGTAGCAGCACCCTCTAGTTCAAAAATTGGATTAGACGCAGGATTCTGATTAGATTCAAGGATTAGATCTTTGAAGTTCTCTATATCTTGCGCTGTAACGACAGCTGTTCCACCACCGTTTGCATAGTAGCTTATTGTTGTAATTATAACATTTGTACCACCTGCAGGTATTGCAGAATAAATATCAATATGTTCGTTTGAACCGCTTACTGCGACGTCATACGCACCATCAACATTCACAATACCATATCTTGGTTCATTGCTATTTCCAACAGAAGCTCCTTTAATTGGAATTCTTATTAAGTTTGCCATGTTAAGTATTATTTAAGATTTATAAAAGGAGGGCTTTCACCCTCCATTATTTTTATGCTCCTGTAAACAATACAAAATTGTTAGCAGCTTGAGTAACTAAACATCTTTCAGATAAGAAGTTAACTCTCATTGTATCTAAGTCAGAAGTGTAAGCACCACCAACAGATCCAGTGATCCAAGCTTTGAATCTTCTATCTTCAGTTTCAGACGCTCTATATCTTACGTGTAAGAAAGGTCTTCTAATGTTAGATCCTAACATTTGATCGTATACTGTAGATGTTCCAGCAGGGATCATCACACCATCAATTTGCTTAGATAAACCACGAGTAGATGCATCATTTAGATATTTCCAGTCTGTTTTATAAAAGTCATAAGAACCTCTTCTAAAACCTGTAAATCCAAAGTTTAATGCCATTTCTTTCTCGTTGTCAAATAAACCGTATGAAGCAGCAGCAGCTGAAGCAAACGATCCATTCATAGCAGCAACCATATCATCAAAATCTAAAGCAGTTTGTCTAGATAAGAAAAGCATGTTTTCTTCAATAGCACCTTGCTTGTCAAGATTCTTAAGAATTTCGTCAAAATCTGCAATTGCACCAGAACCAGGTCCAGCAGCACCAGCAAATCCAGAGAATACATTACCTCTTGATTCGATAGCAGAAAATAAACCTTCAGTTCCTTTGATGTTTTGTGTTCCACCAGCAGGTCCAAAATTACCTCCGAAAGCTGTATTAGCGTGTGACCAAAGTTCACCTTCAACCATCGCCATCTCTAAGTAGTCTTCATATCTTAGTCTAGTTTCAGACTCAGCTTTTAAATACCATAAGTATCCAGAAGTTCCGTCTTCAGTAGCAACTTCAATCCAACCAATTTGAGCAGCATCAGATCCACTTAGCTCGTAATTATCTTTAATGATAATTGGAGAGTTAGTGAAAGTAGATACAGCTGGCTCGATAGCGCCTTTCATTCCATCACTTCCTTTTGGAAATTCAGAACCATAGACGAATAGACTACACTTAGCACCACCAGCAGTTAAAGCACCAGGTACAGTTTCGTAACATTCAGCAACTAAATTGTTTAATCCACCACCTGTTACAGCAGTTACTAAAAACTTAGCAGTACTTAAACCTGTTGCGTTATCAGAAACTAAAATTGTAGCTCCAACTCTAACAGCTCCTTGAGAAGCTCCAGCAGGTAAAGTAATAGTAATATCATATTGAGGTGCTCCACCACCAGCGACAGCAACAGCTACATCGTTATAAGCGATATGTAATCTGTTTTGCTCAGACCAAACAACTTGATCAGATGTCATTGGCATTTCAGCTCCAACCATTCTCAAGAAACCAGATAAAGTTCTGTTTCCGTATCTTTCTACCTCTTGTTCGTAAAGCTCAGGTAGATATTGTTGAGCCCATTGTCCACCAGCAACGCTGTTGAAGTCAATGTAATTGTCCTGTACAACAACTCTATTTTGTGCAGGAACGATTTTTGCGGGAAAACTCCCGCCTGGTACTAACGCCATTTTATTTGTTTTTTATTTATGTTCTTTTTTTAATTTTCAACTTAGTAGAATCTGAACCAGTAATTGCTCTAACCTTCCAGCCATTAGGTAATGATTCACCTGTATTGCCTGATCTAGGTTCACTATTAATGTTTTTAGACTTAGCAACAATATCTTTAGTAGCATCGGCTTTGCCTTGCTCATAAAAATGTTCTGCTATTCTATCTGCATTTCTAGCAGCATAAATGGCTTTGTGATAACCATCGATGTCGCTTATTCTTCCATCTTTGTCCATGAACTTAGATATGAATTTACCGACATCAGCTTGCTTATCAACCATTTCATTAGGATTTGAGATTTTATACCTAAACTTTTTATCTCCAACATCAAAATTGAAACCTTCAAATTTTTCTTGAAAATAGTTATTAGTTGTTTGTAAAAATTCTTCTCTCCTAGTCTGTATGTTAGATTGCTCTTCGTTGTATCTATTGAAAAAGTCCATAGCTTTTTTCTGCTCATTAGTAACTGACGGCCTCAACTTGATTTCATCATAATAATTACTTTTCATTTTTTCGAGAAAAGTTTTGGCTTTTGCAACTTCTTCTTTATATTTCAGCTTTTGCTTCTTTATAAATCTTTCTTCATCAACCTCTTCATCAAACGTAAAGTTATCCTCCATTATGAAGCTAACTTCATCATCTGATAAATGCGGTTTTGTTTTTTTATAATATTCTCTTACTAATAAAGTATCATCATACTTTGTATAATCTTTATTTAGTGTAACATAATCTTCGACAGATCCACCAGTGTCCTCCATGAACTTAACTAATTTTTCTATATTTTCTGGTAATTGTCTTCCTAAAACCTTTTCATCTCTAATAGCATCTTTTACTTCTTTTTCTTTTTTAGCTACTTCTTTAGGTTTTTCATTTATTACTGTTACTTCCTCCTGTGCTTTGGCAGGTTCTTCTGGTTGTGTTTCAGGTTGTTTAATTTCTTCAACTTCAACTTTGGGTTGTTCTTTTGTTTCTGAAACGGGTTGTTCTTTTGACTGTTCTTGAACGGCATCTTTTTTAGGTTTTAAATCGACTTTGCTTATGTTATCTATTTTTCCTAGATTTCTAGGTTTTGGTTTGGTTCTTTTAGAAGGCATTTTAAATGTACCTTCTTCTGTTACTTTTTCTTTTGCCATGATATAATATAATATAAATTAATAATTAAGATTGATTTAATATACTTTGAAGTGGATCTTCTAGATCATCTTGTACTGATGGGTTTTCAAAGTCTATAGCATCACCTTGTTTTTGTTTTTGATTAGCAATAGCACTTTGCTGTGTGCCTATAATTCTTGCTCGTTTATCTTTACGCTCTTCAATATCTTTTTCTCTTTCTTGTTCTCTTTGAACTTTCTGTTGACCTAATTGCATATTATAATTAAACTCTAGCTCCATCAACTGTCGTTTAATTTGAGCTTCAGCTTCCATTTTTTCTATAGCAAATTGGCTTTTAGCTTTTTCTATTTTAACTTCTGTATCAGCTATAGCTTCTCGTTTTTGTGCTTCTGCTAAAGCAGCAGCTTGTTGAGACTCTGTATTCGCTTGAGCTTGTGCTTGGATATTAGCTTGTTGAGCAGCTTGTGCAGCTTCAGCAGCTTTCTTACGTTTAAGCTTAATCATTTGATTAGCCAACTTAAGATTATTTATTTGTCTAATATCTATAGCATCTTCAAGATTTATACTACCACTTTGTAAAGCTGCTTGAATATTTTGTTCTAATTGTTCTTTTTCTAGTTCATCAGGTACTAAACTTAAGTATAAACCATAATCATATAAATGCATGTTAACCATATCATCTAATTGACCTACATTCCAGGTTGATATACTATTTTTAAGCGCTTCATTGGTTAATTCAAACTCAATTGAATCAGATGTTCTATTAACAATGTTTTCACAAGTCCTAACAGTTAAATACAAATAAGAATTTAAAATATGTTTAGTAGCTGTATTTGAATTTGCAGCAGCTAATTTTTGTAAACCTACAAGTGAATCAGAGTTTGGCATACTACCGTCTCTAGCTTCGTTTAACCCCGTAACATCTCTTATCATTTGTAAGTAATACTGATAAGTAGATATAAGTGATTGTATTTTTTGACCACCAGAACTAGATTGTAATTCTTGTATTGGCACTCTTCCAGGGTTAGGATCACCTTCTGTAGTCATAGATCTACCTAATATACTACCAGTTTGAAAGTACATGTTTAAAGCTTCTTGAGGATTATATCTAGTTCCATTACCTAGATCTACTTCCGCTAAACCATCTACATCCATGTAAACACCATCTGGTATTAGTTTAGATATAACTTGTTGTATCTTTAAATGTGTAAGCTGTATCATATCAGCAAATCCCATCATTCTACTAACCAAGCTTTCTATTCTACCCATATAAAGTTTAGGTGCACATATAGTATAATTCATGTTAACCTTGACTAAGTTAGACTTAGGTCTAGTCATGTTCTTACATAATTCCCACCTTAGTAATTCATCGTAACCTAATATCTTAGCACCACTGTATAATACTTCTATAGATCTATTAACTTTATCAAAATTTTCATTTGCTTCTGGATCAAATGTGTCTGGCTTTTCTAAAGACTTTTCTAAACCTGTAGCTGTTTTCTTTATTTTAAAAGTTTGATTACTATAAGTTTTATATTCAAAGTATAGTACATATATAGCATTACCGTCATTACGACCATTCCAGTTGTATAAGAAGTTACTATTACCTTGATATCTTTGAATTCTTTCCATGTCCGCATCTGTTAGATGTGGAAATTCTTTTTTAATTTCTGCTAATGTAATATTCTTGACCTCACCAACATACCACATATCTTCAAAGTTTGGATCTTCAGTATATGAATATACCATTCTAGCAGGATCAACATAATCAACAGTAACACCCTCAGCTCTGTTCCAGTTTGTTTTAACAGCGCCCATTCCTAGTACTACTAAATCTTCTATTACTCTACGTTTAGTTAAATAGTATTTATTAAATTCTAAAGTATTTGTAATAGCTTCTTCACATGCAATTTCACTAGCTTGTTTATAGCTTAATTGCATATGCAAATCTAATTCTTCTTGGTTTTCTGGTAATTCTTCTGGTTGTTCAGTATTAAATAAATCTAAACCAACATCTTGTTTTAGTATGTTTAAAAATTTTTGAGCTTGAATGTCTCTTAAAATATCTTCAGCGTATTTAGATCTTTGTTTTCTTGACTCTGGATCTTGAGCAAAAGCTTTGACATCATATAGCTTATCATCCATTCCATTAACAACAATATCTACAAACTTAGGTATAATTGGTACAGGTTTCCAGTCTAAGTTTAAATAAGATAAGTCTCCATTTATTGCTAACTCATCTTTGTATTTCTGTACAGGTTGTTCAGCTCTAGAATAAAGCCTACGCATTCTAAAGTTATTGTAATTAGTATTAAATCTGTTCTCAACTCCAGATCTAGTCCCACTAAACCAATCCCCTTCTATAGCCCATGCTACTTTTTTACCATATTCCCATGTATCTTTTACGGCGTCAGGTACTACCTGATCTGGAAATGAACTATTATTGTTTGTGTAAATCTGCATTTATTATATTATTTGTGAAATAGATCCTGTGTTATTATATTTTTTAAAAGTAAGCGACATAGGCTCTTTAGTAATCTCCATATTTGGTCTATACCTGTTTTTGTTACAGGCCATAAGAGCTAGTCCAGAACTAATAGACGCATCATGCTTTGTTCTATTATTTATATTGAACTTAGCCCAATCACTTAATGTTTCTTGAAAATACATGTCACCATTTCCATCTTCAAGTCTTCCTACGTGATTTTCTATATAATGCTCTATAGCCGCGGCGTGTGCTTGCTTAATATCTTCACTAGAATTAGGTATACCACCTATTTCTTTTTCAGCTACTGATAATTTATTCCATAATTTGTCTGGCCTATTCATGCTAAAACCTCTATATCCTCTACGTTTAAAATAGTACAATAATCTAGGTTTGTTATTTTCTGCAAGTATAGGCATACCATAAAAATGACAAGCCATTAAAACGTCTTCAAAGAATATCTCAGCCGTTTGTGGCCTTGAAATATACTCTAAAAAAAAGTGGTTTGGCGGTGCATCTTCCATTGAAAACTTAGTTAGTCCATGTAATGCACCTTTAGATCCTTTACCATCAACAGTGCCTGATATATCGTAACTATCACAGCCAAACGCTCCAATATGCTCATTACCAGGGTACTTAATACCATTCTTTACTATTACACTATTTTGTAAGTTTTTAGGTGGAACCCATGATATTAAAAATCTACCGTCTTTATTAGGATAAAATGTAACATTAGTATCAACCATACCGTTGTTCCAGCCAAAATTTCCTCTAGTAACAGATTTTTCATTAGCCATTTCTTCGTTATAATCTATCTGCTCGTATATTTTAGTTAGATTAAATAAAGTGTTTTTGTTTTCATCTCTGAAAGCGTGTTGTTCAGTTCTAGGAAATTGTCTATAGTATTCATTTAAACCGTCACTATCATTTCTTAATCCATCAACTTCGTTTTCCCAGTGTTCGATGACTCCAATATCAATTGGTGCACCATCAATTCCGATGATTTTATTTTTTGGCGTAATGAATACAGGTGATCCAAAAGAATCCATGAATCCTTCGTAGTTCCATTCCATAGGGATGAAAAGAGAATAGAGTCCGCTACTTGTTTGTCCGTTTCTATTTCTTTTTGTAACGTCCGAATTATAGTATAATTTCTTGAAGTTGTCTCCACCTTTGTCTAATGCGTTTGATGTTGAGCCCATCATACATTTACCTACGATTCTACGACCTAGTCTTAATGTAGTTTTTGTAACTCTCCAGTTGTTTAATATATTATCAGGTTTTTCCCACTTACCACTTTCATCGTGTGCTAATAGTTTTAATTTTTCACCATCGTAAGAGTTATCTCCTGTGTTCTTCCAATCTATTGTTGTATCAAGTCCTTGTAATTCTTTTAACTTAACGTTATCATCTAGTTTACGTCTAGTAAGCTTTGAAGCTGGGACTCTATATGCCAGTTCGGTCTTAGGACGATCCATACCATCTTGGATCGGCTTGAAGAAAAACGGATAGTTAACGGATATCGGGACAACTTTATCTGTGAACATTTTTTTAGCA